CAGGCGGTATCGTGCGCGGGTTTGTGCAAGGCGCCGTCAACCCGCTGGAACAGCCTTGGATTGGTGCGCAAACGCTGCCAATGCTCGAATACCTGTCAACGGTGAAGGAAAACCGCACCGGCTACACGCGCTATTCGCAGGGCATGGACTCAAACAGCCTGAACAAGACGGCCCGCGGTGTCTCGCTGATCATGAACGCCAGCCAGAAGCGCATGAAACTGATGGCGCGGATCATGGCTGAGGCGCTTGTTGCTCCGACCATGCGCGGCATCTTCAAGACGCTGACAGACTATTGCATCGAGAAATTGTCGTTCCGCCTGCGCAATAACTACGTGCAATACGATCCGCAAGAGTGGCGCGACGGCTACGACATGACAATCAATGTCGGGCTGGGTACTGGCGACAAAGAGCAGCAACACGCAATGCTGATGCAGATTGCACAGACTCAGGCACAGGCAGTACAGGCTGGCGCACTAGATAAACTGGTGTCGCTGCAGAATATCTACAACACCCAGGCGCGGATCATTGAGAACGCCGGGTTTAAGGATGCGGACGAATTCTGGCTTGACCCGAGCAAGCAGCCGCCACAACAACCGCAGCCGCCGCAGCCTGATCCGAACGAGGTGATGAAGCATCAGACCGAGCTGCAGAAGGCGCAAATCGATCAGCAGACCAAGCTGCAAACAGCGCAGATCGAGGCTGAATCGAGAATGCGCATTGAGCGCGAGCGCATGCAGTACCAGCACTCACACGATCAGACCATGTTGATGGCGCGAGCGGTGCGGCAGATGACGCCAGAGCCGATGCAAGTGCAGGAAGAGGCCTCGGAGAACGGGGCTTTTTTCATGCCTGAACAAAACGAAATGGGTGAGCAATGACCGATCTGCATAAAGACCAGACGCGAGGCTGGAAGGCGCAGCAGCTGCTTGATAACGACCTTCTAGGCGAGGCGCTAGGCGCGATTGAGTCTGAAGTTGTTGCGCAGTGGGAGCAATGCCCGGCCCGCGACAAGGAAGGCAAGGAAGCGCTGTGGCAACTCTACAAGACCGCAAAGAAGTTCCGCTCACTGCTCAATGGCTACGTGCAAACAGGAAAGCTCGCCACTGAAACGCTGGCGCAGTACGAGCGCGAATCGGCTCTGAAACGAATCATGAAGAGGGTGGCATAAATGGTTGAAACAATCGGTTTCCCGGTAACGGCAAATCAATCCAGCGCGGGCGATTACCTGCCGATTGATTCCGACACACTGGCCGGATGCACAGTAACGAATAGCAGCGCATACGCAGTGGAATACAGCACTGGCGGCGCATGGACAACTATTGCCGCAGGCGGAAGTGCAACAATTAACACCGACGTAATTGCAACGACATCGCTGCGTTTCCGCAAAAAAACCGGGGATAGCATCCCTGTTGTTTTGTCTGTTGCGGTTACGCACCCAGGAACAATCCCCGCCCAGATCGCGATGGATGCGGGGGGAAACGTTATCGGGCTAAATAACCCGTCAAGCGGCGGTTTAATCCCCTTATCAACTGTGGTAAACCAGTTCTACCACTTCCATGGTTTCGCCGGAAACCAGTTTGCAGGAGACCCAAAGTTCTTCGATTTTGCTGCTGGAAATCATGGCGTGTTCGGCGCGAACCTCAGCAATGCGCAGGCTTTTGCTAACGCAGGCTACGTGTCTACCGTTGATCCCGCGACAGGAGTGACAGATTCAGTAATCCGCATTCCGTCACTCAATTTTGATTACTCGGGCGGTGAAAAGCTGATCATCTGGTGGCTTGGCGCAGCCACACCGGAAGGTGCTGACGTTACCTTGATGGGTGATGGCAGTAACACGACAGCCGGAAACCAGGGTGTACGTATTCGCATGACCACCGCAGGGAAGCTGTCAAACGTCCTTTACGGGCAGGGTAACAGCGCATATTCGGGAACGACTACGGGTGTGCCATTTGACGGATCGCTTCATAGCTTCAGCGTCATGTTCGACGGTGCGACAAAGAAATACGGCATGTGGGTTGATGATGTGCTTGATGCTTCCATCCCGAATTCATACGCGCAACTGGCGTCTGGCGTCGATGTCGATACACGCACCACTAACACATTCAATATTGGCGCTGCTTCGCGCTCTCCCGGTGGAACGGAGGGGTCTGCTGTAAAGACGAGGGCTCTGGTTATTTTGCGCCTTCCTGCTGATAAATCTGTGCCTCTCGCATCCGAGCTTACCTCGCTATTTACTGCGCTCAGAGCAAATGCCGGAAAGCCAATTGCATACGGAGCTATCTAATGGCTCTAATCGTTGATTACCCGCTAATTTCCTCGCTTTCCGGTGTAAATACTGTGCAAGCGATGGGTAGTGTTGTCGGCGGAGATTCTATTCCTAGCGGAATTGCCGGGGCGCTGTATTTTGAAAATGGATGCCTTGTAGCTACTGTACGCGATAGCGACCCGGAAACGGCGCTTGGCCTGCGCTCAGAAATAACGGCACCGGCTGATCCTGTAGGAGAGCGGTGGTATTGCTTTGACTTCATGATTCCAGAGGCGTGGGACGTTACGAAGCCGATGTCGATCATGCAAATACACGATACGCCAGACGGTGGAGATGGAGGGAAATGGCCGAACTTTGCCGTTACCGTTGAAAACGGCCAGATCGTTTGCAGCGTTCCAAATGGAGCACTACCTACCGAGGTAGGCACTGGCTTTAAAAACGGTGGAATAAAGCTTCAAAAGGGCAAGTGGTATTCTGGATGCCTCCACGTTAATTGGCAAACTACGGCCATCGGGTTCCGTGAGTTTTTTATTGACCGAGTGCCGATGTTCCGCCAATTCAATGTCGCCACACATTACGTTGATGCAGTTGGCCCATATCTGAAAATTGGTGTCTACGACTTCTATCACCTTGGCGGGTTTGGAACTCAGTCGGCCAGATTCCGCAACGTTAAGGTGTGGTCAGGGAATGACGGGTACCAGACAGTTATGGGTGGCCCCCCTCTTCCTAAACCACAGATTCAGATTTTCTAATCCCTTCTGCACAATGATTAAAAAGCCCGCCCCGTCGCGGGCTTTCGCACATGGCCCGCCCCGGCGGGTTTTTTATTGCCCATTGCCCGCCTAGTGCGGGTTTTTTCATTTCTGGAGCCTTTAAATGAGTGACCAAGCCGATAGCGCAGTCATGGACATTGCCGACCTTGCTGATTCTCTGATTGAGCAGGAGCCGATTCCCGAAGACGAGGAAGACAGCCAACCGCAAGCCGCAGACGAAGAAGCAGAGGAAGCGCCGCAGGAAGCGACGGCCGAGGAATCGCAACCGCAAGAGCCGCAACTCCATCGCGTAAAAGTGAAGAACGAGTGGGGCGCGGACGAAGAAAAAGACCTGACGCTGGAAGAACTGGCGCAGGGGTACATGCTGCAGGCCGATTACTCGCGCAAGACGCAGGCGATCCCGCAGCAGGTACAGCAACAAGTCGCGCAGCATGTGCAGCAGATCAGCCAGCAGTCTATCGGGCAGATCGAGCAGCTACAGCAGCTGGTTTATCAAATGGTCGCGCCAGAGCTGCAGGGGTTTAGTCACCAGCTAGCAGCTACCGACCCGGCTGAATACATCCGATTGCAGGCGTTACAGCATCAGGTCAATGGCCTGTTGTCGCATCTGGATCAGACAAAACAAGCCGCGCAACAGCAAGCCAAACAGGCAGAGCAGGCAGAACGGGAGCAAGCCATTCGGCACTCTATCGGCTATCTGAAGGCCAATGTGGAAGGCTGGAGCGATGAGAAATACCACAAGGCGCTTGAATTTGGGGCCAAGACATACGGCTTCACGAGGGCTGAACTGGAGCAGGTTATCGATGGCCGCGCTATCCATCTGCTGCACGACGCAATGCAGTTCCGAGCCGCAAAACAGCAGGTGCCGGAGCAAATGAAAAAGGTGGCCGCCGCGCCAAAAGTTATCAAGCCGGCAGCGCCGAAACCGAACAACGCAAAGGCTGAGGCGACGAAACGCCTCAAAGCCTCGGGCCGAATCGAAGATTTGGCAAACTTCTTCTAAGGAGCATTAAGCATGTCTCAACCTTCCAATACTTTTGACAGCTACGACGCCAAGGGCAACCGCGAAGACCTGCAGGACAAAATCTACATGGTCAGCCCAGAGAAAACTCCGGTGGTGTCCGCGATTGGCCGCTATACCGCAAAAAACACCCTGCACGAATGGCAGCGCGATAGCCTGGCATCGCCTAACAAAGACAACGCGGTAATCGAGGGCGACGACCGCACCGGCTCGGCTCTGACCGCAACTGAGCGCGTTGGCAACTATACCCAGCTGTTCGACGCAGTTGCCGTTGTTACCAGCACTCAGGAAAAGATCAACAAAGCTGGCCGCTCGTCTGAGATGCGTTATCAGATCAGCAAGAAGATGACAGAGCTGAAACGCGATCTGGAAGCCGCCATCACGTCGAACAACGCAGCCGTAGCCGGTAACTCGTCTACAGCTCGCAAGCTGGGCGGTCTTGGTGTGATGCTTTATACCAACACATCGCACGGCTCGGGCGGCTCGACAGCATCGCATACCAGCGGCGCACCGACTACCGCACCCACTGCCGGCACTAATCGAGCATTCGCTGAATCTCAGGTCAAGACCGTGATGCAGTCGATCTACACCAACAGCGGCGATATGCCGACGCTGGTTAGCCTGACACCGTCGCACAAATCCGGTTTCTCTGCATTCACCGGCATCGCAGCGTCCCGCTTCAATATGTCGTCGAAGAAGGGTCAGGCAGCGATCATCGGTGGTGCTGACGTGTATATGTCGGACTTTGGCGAGCTGACCATTGTGCCGAATTACGTGCAGGCATCCAGCAATAGCGGAACTGCGTTCATCCTGAACCCGGATTACGCCGGTATTGCATACCTGCAGAGCTACAAAACCGAGCCGCTGGCGAAAACCGGCCACACTGACAAAGAGCTGTGCTCGGTAGAGGCAACTCTGGTTGTGACCAGCGAAAAGGCACACGGCAAGATTGCCGACCTGACCGCGTAACACGTAGCAACTCAGCAACAGGGCCACCCTTCGGGGTGGCTTTTTTTATGGGCAAACCATGAAAACAACAGAATTTGACGCGCTGACCGGCATCACGACAACGGTTCACGACGATGGCGAGCGGGTGACGTTCCAAAAGACCTACGACGCACAGCCATTACTCGATGTTGCCGCAGAAATGCGGGCTAACACTGCTGGAGAGCGATGGGGAGAGCTGCGGCATGTCGGATTTATCCCGATGGCCGAGTTGGGAACCATGCTGCGGCAGGATGGCCGAGTCGATAAGAAACGCGCCATGGAATGGCTACGCAAAAACCCGATGCTCTGCACGTTTGACAAGGCGCTGAAATGAACGACTACTCCGATCTGCTTTCTGCCGTTGCAGACTGGACGCACCGCACTGATTTGGCGGCAAAGGTTCCGTCATTCCTGGCGCTTGTCGAGACATCGTTCAATCGCCGCCTGCGCTGCCGCGAAATGGAAACCGCGCTGGCATCTACCGCGCTGGCATCTGGTCAGTTCACGTTGCCGGCTGACTTCCTGTCATTCAAGTACCTGCAATCCGACACAAGCCCGCCGCAAACGCTGCTGTTATCGACGGGCGAATATCTGGCAGACCTGCCGAGCGATAACGGCATTCCAGCTTATTACGCGATCAACGGCACAAGCTGCTCCTGCTGGCCGACAGGTGGCAGCGTAAAGGGCGTCTATTACGCCAAGATTCCCGCTCTGACCAGCACGAATACAACAAATTGGCTGATGACTAAATATCCAGATTTGTACCTGTTCGCAGTGCTTGAGCAGGCCGCTATTTACACGCGAGACACCATGCTTGAGGGCGTCATGTCGCAGCGCACTGAGCGACTGATCAGCTCTGTTATCAGCGATAGCAGGGCCGCAGAAACGTCAGGCGGGCAACTCACTGTGAGGGTTCGGTAACGAGAAAATGGCAACTTAAATGCTGATCAAGATCAACAATGTAGGTCAATACGGCGTTGTCCGCGATGCGTTTGCACCTGAATTGCCAGCTAATGCGTGGAGCAATGGCCGCAACATGCGATTCCGCAACGGCTACGCTGAGCGCATGCTTGGCGAAACTGCCGTATACGATCCGCCCACTGTTACGCCGTACCACATCCAGCCGCTTACAACTGGAACAGACCGTTACGCGATCTACTGCGGACTGGACAAAATCTACGCAGCAAACGGGCTGACGCATACCAACATCACTCGCCAATCAGCCGGCGTGGATGTGAATTACAACGCCACTGCTGATGCCCGCTGGAATGGTGGCGTGCTGTCTGGTATCGCTATCCTCAACAATGGCGTGGACGATCCGCAGTATTGGGGCGGCAACGTTGCCAACAAAGCGGCGGCGTTGACAGCGTGGCCGGCATCGACAAAGTGCAAAGTCATTCGCCCGTTCCGGCAATACCTGGTTGCGCTGAATATCACCAAGGGCGCAAGTAGCTACCCATATATGGTGAAGTGGTCGCACCCAGCTGATCCGGGTTCGTTGCCTGCTTCATGGGATCAGACAGATGCAACCAAGGACGCTGGCGAATTTGACCTCAGCGAAGATCCCGGTTTTATCGTTGATGGCCTAGCACTAGGCGAAACGTTCATTGTTTACAAGTCGAATGCCTACTACGCCATGCAATGGGTGGGTGGCAGCTATGTTTTCCGGTTCCAGAAGATCAGCGATTACGACGGCGCACTGTCAACCAACTGCGTTGCCTACTATCCCGGCGGGCATCTGGTGTTTGGCAGCAATGATGTGTTCACGCATTCAGGCGGTGCGCCTCAGTCAATCCTGACCGGGGTAATGCGCGAATGGCTGTATGCCAATCTGGATTCAGCCTATTACGGGCGGTCATTCGTTGCGTCAAATCTTGGAAAGAACGAAATCTGGATTTGCTTCCCAGAGTCAGGGCAGACTAGCTGCAATCTGGCGGTGGTGTGGAACTGGAAAGACAACACAACGACCATCCGCGATCTTCCAAACGCAACGGCATCGGCTTCTGCTGTACTGGATTATATTGCTCCTGCCACATGGGATAGTGACGCCGGAACATGGGATTCTGACACCAGTTACTGGAACCAGAACGAGAACACGACATCTGCAGAGCGGCTATTCCTGGCATCAGCCAACACCAAAATCTATCTGGAAGATAGCGGCGCAACGTTCGGCGGAATGGCCTTTATTCAAAGCATTGAGCGCGACGGGCTGCACATGGACGCGCCTGAACAGGTGAAGCTGCTCAAATCCGTCAGGCCGCGCATTGATGCTGTGCCGGGAACAGTGATTAACGTTTATTTCGGCGGGTCGCTTGATCAGTCATCTGGAACAACATGGAACGGGCCATATCCGTTTACTGTCGGCACTGACTACAAGGTTTCTGGCATGGCATCTGGCCGCTATTTGGGCGTTCGGTTCGAGTCCACGACGACAGCGCGGTGGCGTATCAAATCGTTCGATGTCGAGTTTGATTTGCTCGGAGAATACTGATGTACGTCGCAGGAACGCCACCGCAAGACCCGGCCATGTTGCCGGGTTTTTTGCTTTCTGAGCTGCGCAAGCTGCAGGAGGCGATGAGTACAGAGGCCAATATGCTGCTGCTGGAAACGCTCTATGTTGCGCCAACAAAGCCACGCGAAGGGATGCTGGTGAAGGCCGATGGCACAAGCTGGAATCCTGGTAGCGGCGCAGGGTTTTACGGTTATCGGGGGGGCGCATGGCGCAAACTCGACTAACCCTAGTTTCAGACATTGATCAGGCGTGGCCAAAAGCTGCGCCTTTTTTATTGCCTGCAATCGAGCTAGGCGACGAAATGACACCAGATCAGGTGCGCGATGCAATCAAGCGCGGCGATATGCAATTGGCCGTGTTTGAGCGTGGCGAATCCTATCTGGCGATGGTGACAGACGGCGTGACGCACGGCAACGGCAAGCGATTGATGCGGATTGTGTTTGCTGGCGGGCATGGCGTTGATGATCTGTTGCCGGAAGGGATGCAGATGATGCATCGGGCGGCTAAATCGTCTGGCTGCAACGCAATAGAGCTGACTGGCCGGGATGGCTGGCAGAAAAAACTGGCCGATTACGGCTTTCGCAAAGTGGCGACAGTGATGGAGTGCAGATTATGAGCAAGATTGGCGGCGGCAGCAGCTCTAGCCAGACAAAAAACGACCCTTGGGATGGGGTTAAACCGTATCTGGCTGGCCTTGATGGCAAAGTCGGCATCATGCCTGAGGCTGAACGTTTGTATCGTGAGCAAACGCCCAAGTACTACGAAGGCAACACCTATGCGGGCCTGAATGGCACGCAGAACAGCGCCATTAGCGGCATGCAGTCCTACCTGCAATCGCCATCTGCAAATGCTGGTGTAGACGCAGCAAACAGCCTTGGCAGCGCCACAATGGGCAAGTCCGCCATGTCGTTTGATAACCCGGTCGCAGGCGGGTATCAGGCGCAATACACCGGCATGGGCGATCTGTTCCGCGCCAAGGGTGGAAACGTAGCACAAGAGATGAACAACCCGTATCTCTCCGGCATGGCTGACGCCATCGCACGCAAAGCTACGAGCAACTACGAAAACAGCATCGCGCCACAAATCCGCAGCAGTGCTCAGGCGGCAGGCCAGTTCGGCGGATCGCGCCAAGGTGTTATCGAGGCCAATGCGCTGAAAGACCTGAACCAAGGCATCAGCGACAGCCTGACGAACCTGTACGGCAGCGCATACGACCAAGCGCAGAACCGCGGCCTGCAAATGGCTAACATGGCGCTGCAATCGCAGGCGCAAAACAACCAGGCATCGAACAGCGTTGGCGATCTGGCGTTGCGCGGCCTGCTCGGCACAGGTCAGCTTAACCTTGCTGCAGATAATCAGAACTTCAACCAGCAAGCGCAGGGTGTCGGGCTTCTTAACCAAGCCAACCAGAACCAGATCGGCAACTATCAATCGCTGCTCAACCTCGGCGGCGTACAGCAGCAGGATCAGCAGAACCAGATTAACGCAGATATGGCGCGTTGGGATTACAACCAGACCGCTCCGTGGCAGGCGCTGCAGAACTACATGGGCCTGATTACTGGCGCTGGCGGTCGATATGGCGAGGGTCAGGTTGGATCAAAGGGCTTTAACTGGAGCATGGATTTTACCGAAGCCGCAAAGCAAGGCGCAAAAGCTATGGGGATGGGGGGATAAATGGCACTGTTAGACGAAAGTTATTTTCCAAAAGAGACCGGCGCACTTGGCAATGCCGCGCTAGGCGTTCGCAGCTTCCTGAACCTGCTTGGCGGTCGCGTTGTATCGCCATCTGATTTGCATCGAGAGGATCAATTCTACGGGGCGATGGACAATGCTCGGCTAGGCATCGCGCAAGGTCAGGCAGATGCCTACAAGGTCAACAACATGGAGGCGTTGCTCAAGCAGCAGCAGCAGCAGGCCGAAAACGAGCGCCAGCAGACGCTGCGTCAGGGCGCATCTGACCTTTATCGCCAGATGAACACGCCGTTTACGCCGTCACGACGCATCGCAGAGCCGGGGCTTGCCGACATGGAACGCGACCTTGGCGCAAAAGCTCCGGCCTTCACGCCGGATTGGTCGCCGCCTTCTGAGACTGAGCAATATAAGCGCTTGGGCCAGTATTACGCAGGGCAGGGCGATGTGGCAACGGCTGACAAGATCATGGATACCCTGAACAAGGGCCGTGAGAAGGTCAAGGACTGGAAGCAGACCATCGGGGCGAACGGCCAGCCGGTATATACACCGTTGTTCGAATCCGGCGCGGTCGGCCAATCCGGGCCTGCTGCGGTTCAGGATTTGCCGGAGGGCTTCACATACGGGCCAAACGGGCAGATGGCGCCGATTGATGATTACTGGAGACTGAAGAAAGAGCAGGCTGCTGCCGGCGCTTCTCGTGTGAACGTCGGTATGCCGGCTATCACGCTGAATACTGAAAAGACATATGCCGGGAACGTGGCAGAAGGCCTTGCAAAGAACGATGTTAACACCATTGATCAAGGCAAGGCTGGCCTGCAGGCTGTAAAAGCCGCGCATTCAATCATGCAGGCGTTGGACTCGAACAAGGTAATCGTTGGCCCGCTTGCAGAGTATCGCATGGGAGCAGAGCGAGTTGCTGGCCTATTTGGTCTGAGCGGAGAAGAGGGGCTTGCACAAACCAGAGCAATGATGCAGAACCAAGCCCAGCTTGTGTTGGCTGCGCGTAAACAGATGCAAGGCCAGGGCCAAATTACAGACAAAGAAAGCGCGTTGGCAGAGCGCGTTGCTGGTGGTGATATCAGTATGTCCCCAGCAGAGATAAGAACGATGGCGCAGCTCGCTGAAAAGGCCGGGCGACTACAAATCAGAAGCGCAAACAACGTTGCAGCAAGGCTAAAAGATCACCCCGCATTCGGAACTGTTGGCCAGCAAATTATGATTGATGAGCCGCCACAGTATAAGGGCCAGCAGCCAGCGCAATCTAATTCTGGATCGCAGCAGCCTAAATCCAAGTTCTTCAACGTAGGCGGAAAACAGTTAATCGGCCAGCTTGGCGCAGATGGCAGCTATTACGTCAACCAAGGCGGCAAGCGATACAGAATCGAGGAATAAATGGCAAAACTGGTATTGGTAGACGATGAGCCGTCTACACAAAAAAGCTATCGACTCGTTCCTGTTGACGATGCGCCGCAAAAGCCTATTGGCGTGCGTCTGAATGATGCTATTTCCGACATTCCGCGTCAGCTTGGACTGACAGCCAGGTATGGTGTGGAGGGCGTTGCCAGCATCCCGGCGATGCTGGCTAATGCACCGGCTGCGCTATACAACAAGGCAGCGGACGCAGTGCAGGGCGATGGCAATGGCTACCGATTCCCGGAACAATCAGGCAATGTATCGTCGCTGCTGGACAAGATAGGTCTGCCACGACCAGCAAACGCAACAGAGCGCGTAGTTGGCGATGTATCTCGCGCTGTTGCTGGAACTGGTGGACTGCTAAAAGCGGCTCAGGCAACCGCACCACTGCTGACTGGTACGAGCAAGGCCGTCGCAACAAATCTTGAATCCAACCCACTGCAACAGCTTGTAGGCGCTGGAACGGGCGCAGCGGCAGGCGGAAAGGTGCGTGAGACCGGCGGCAACGCCGGATCACAGTTTGCAGCTTCTTTGCTTGGCGGTTTGGCTGGCGCTGGCGCAACGTCGCTGGCCCAGAAGGGCGCA